TTTAACGAATCAAGAGGCGGGCGGGCAGTGAATAACTAANTCAGGCTTACCCTTCTGTACAATCCTGCAATGATAGCGTGGAATGGCGAAGAGGCCCGCGCTGGCATCTGGGGTCCATGGGGTTGGGCTGGTCTGTGTTAACACCAGAGGGAACGCGCTTAGTAGCGTTCACGACCAATAAGAATTCCATGGATCTAGTCGGGTCGAGCTTGACTTGACGGGCTTGCGAGGATGCCAGCGTTGAAGAAAGATGAAGCCATGCGGGCTGAAGGTGTTGCTCTGACGGCTGGCGTCCTTCTCGATCGTAGGGTTGAGAGTGCCATAATCTGGGATCGATTTAAGCGGTGAGAGGACGGGGGTGATGTCTGAATTGTGGCAGTAATCTGCATCTTCAGCTCCTTCGGGACTGATTCTGACAACGATTTCTCCATTTAAGGTCCAGTAATCTTCCCAACGACGACCGATGAAGAGAGAGGATGGAATAACGACTGAGGAGGAAAAGGTAAGGTGATCTAAGAGGTGGTAAACGTCTGATCGGGGACGGAATGCCAGGTGTCGGCGGCTAAAGTGTAAGTGTTATCGGCCAAAGGTATCTCGCCAGCTCAAGCTCTTGAGAGTGTTGGTAAGGGTGGTGGCAGCGCGTTGAACAACGCGGACATGTTGAGATAGAATAC